CATCACTGATCTGCGCTGAGGCAGTAACCACATTGGACGCGGCTATTTTTCCGCCAGTAATCGCATTGGCAGCAATGTTGTCGGTCTGAATAAACTCTACGTTTGCAACCTTTGCTGTGATTGCCGCCGTGGTAATTGCTGAACTTTGTATAGCACCGATGACAGCAGAATCAGCGAAAATCTGCGAGGTGTTCAACTCTGTGCTGGTCAAACTATTAGCAACCACCTCGGAGGCCGATACTGAATTGGCAGCAATGGCATTTGCCGTCACTGAATCAGCAGCCAGCTTGACCGCGCTTATAGAACCCGCCGCAATCTTGTCAGCAACCACCGCACCCGTTTGAATAGACGCGCTGGTTATCTGGCCCGCAGTTAGGCTCGCTGCTTGAACCTGCCCGAATACCTGAGTTGCTAGGTTTACTTGGTCAGATAAGTCAGCCGCAGCAATTGATGAAGTCCAGCTTGTGCCGTTGTATCTATACAGCTTGCTGTCAGTGGTGAGCATTACCACTCGACCAGTTTCTAGGTTGATATTTGGTAAGGTGGTGACACGCTCAACAGGTCGCAGAGTGTCGCTAAATAAGTTTTCGCCTAAAGTCCCGCTGATGTCGGTAGTTTGAACCAGAGTTGTGAATTCTGGTACCGTCGAATCGTAGCGGTATAGCTTCTTGTCTGAGGTTAAAAAGACAATGTTAGGCCCAACATAGCCAGTCGGCGAGGGGAGCGTTGTAACCGCCGCTATAGGCTCCACACCAGAGGCAAAAGAGGCCGCAGTAATAGAGCCGGGGTCAACGTTTGAGGCCGTGAATAGCTCTGTAGTCCATGCACTGCCAGTCCATACATATAGCGTGCTGGTTGTGGTCAAGAACTTAATCTGACCAACGTGCGAACCAGTTACTCCAGATAGAGTGCTAACAGGCTCAATACCGAAAGCATCGCCTTCAGCAAACTCATCAAGAACGGACTGCGCGAGGTCATCTAATACAATCTTCTGGGTGGTAGCTGAGAATGTCGCGCTATAGCCAGAAATGTTGCCTGATCGGTCAACGCTTCGCAGCCAGTAGTATCTAGTGACGTTGTTACCCAACCCAGTAACTGTATGCTGGTCTGACTTGGTTTTAACAATCAAGCTAGAGCCGGCACGGTTGTCTACCGTGTTCTCGAATATCTCGACATAAGCCAAGTCGCCATCAGAGGGTAGTTCGTAGTCCAGCTTGATTTGCTGAATGCCGCCGGTAGCAACTATAGATCCTGGGATTGCTGGCGCAGTTTGGTCGCCCTGCAAGGTGATTGTTTCAGTTATGAAACCGGACGTTTTGCCGGTAAGCGTTACGGCGCGAACTCTGAACGTAAATTCTTCTAGCTCTTTCATGCCAGAAATTACAGTGCTATTGCCGTAGACGTTAATAGATGAGAACTGCCCACCCCCACCTACAACTGCTTCACTCACGCTGCCATAATTTAACTCAAGCGTTGTGGCATCACCGACAGAGCCATAATCTTGCGTTGCAGTGTAGGCATCACTTACTAAACCAAGGTCTATTTCGTTTTGAGAGGTTTGCTTGAATTCAACCTCGTAGAAAGAAACGTAGGTGTTAACAGTGGGGGCGGTCCATGAAACTCGAACCGCTGGCAATACCGAGCCGTCATTACCCAGTACGGTGGTTTCTACCAGAGTCAAGCTTGTGGGAGCGCCTTGGTCTGCGGTGTTATCAACAATGTCTGAGTAGTCTGGATTGTTCGGCCCGACTGTGGCTGAAATAGTTGAGGTATCATTATCTGGATTTCTATCTGACTCAACAAAGCTGCCAGTACCAGTGCCGTATGCAACCGCTCTTATCCAGTAATATCTCTCATCACCGACTGCTATAGGGTCAGCACTGTTTGACGCATCATGGAAGAACTGGGTTCCTAGCGTTCTGCCAATTTCTACTGAATTCGACCACGCAGAATTAGGCGATGCAAAAATTACAATCTCTTTAAATTTGCTAGTGTTAACCGGGTTAGTCCAGTTCAACTCGATATTCTTTAGCCCAGCAGTTGCGCTGAGATTCTGTGGATCTGGTACACCACGGAATCCGGGCGTGATTACGCCAGCAGGGGAGCGAGTGCTATATTCGCTGACTAATGGGTCTGCGTATGACCCTGCGTCATCTTCTAGTAGTGTTAGGTTAACAACCCCATCCTGCGTATCTGAGAATGACCACGCCGCGCAGCGAAAAACCTTGTTGCTATAGTTCAGTTCTGAAACCGTAACAGTAACCCTATCTCCAACGTCAATACGAAGCCCCGACAAGTTACAGGGGAACGTGATTACCTTCTGTTGGTCAGATAGTTGAATCTGCTTGTGAGCCAACCTTTGAGCCATAAAGCTGTTATTGGTAAAGGGCAGTTGAACGTCACGAATCAAGACTTCATTGTTATCCCTAGAGACTGCACTTGTAAGTTGTACTTCAGGCGCTTCAACGTTTTTGTAGTTTTGAGTTGGGTCAGCAAATATAGGGCGAATAGTGTTAAACCTCTCCCCTCTTTCAACTGAAGTCTTCACTGAAATTGATGAAGCGAGGTCATCTTCCGTTAAGTTTTCAGTAGGGGCTTGGTAAATCCCTGCGTTGATGCTGTAAACGCCATTGCTATATACCAGCGTCCCATTCATGGAACTGAGCAACTTATCTATGTTTGCTTTGTGAGTGTCGCCACCGTACAAAACACCGTTAGCTGTGAATCTTTTCTGTGTCTGGCTGCCGGGAATGTCAACCAGTACATCGCAAGCGTTTGCCGCAACCTCTACCGCGTCCCAGTCAATCTTGCTCACTGGCACGCTAAGTCCAAACTTAGTGTCCGTTAAATAGTTAGCAACGCACAAAGCGGGATTGGTGGTGTATTGTTGGTATGTTGATGAGGACGGGTTAGCGCCCGCCGCTGTATCTAGGCGCGGATCGTATATGTCCTTCTTGCCCTTAACCAAAGCCTTGATGTTTTGCGGCTTTAGCCTATCCCACAACTCTTGAGATCCATCTGTCAAAACCCACTGAGTTGTAATGCAAGAGATTCCGGGGGCTTTGTGTGCGCTAGTCCATTTGCTTGGGAATGCACTTTGCAGTAAAGAATCAGCGCCTTGCGTGGCAGTTCCATAAAGCCTATTTATGTTGCAAATGTACTCGCCATCAATAGGCCCGAAAGTGCCTGAAGTAACTCTGCCTTGAAAATCAATTAAGTTGTCTGTTATTACCTCGTTATCGAAATAGACCTCGGTAATGTCTTCTACCTCATGCCCGGTTAAAGCAATAGAGTGATACAGTTCTCGGTTTTCAGTCCCAGCCAAACCAACAAAAAATATGGGGCCAGACACCAATGCCTCGCCATAGACTAGCTTTTGAGGCTCTACTGTTCCCTTGACTGTTGACTGCCTAGCTTGGTCGCTATCCATTTGCGGGATTTCAGGCATAAGCCCTTTGATTGCCGCTGTGGCACCAAGAACAGTAGCTAGACCAACAACCGTAGATAACGCCCCATAACCGGCAAGACCAAAGGTTACCGCACTACCAATAACACCAAGAGCGCCTACTACCGCGCCTAAAGCTGTCGCTGCAAATACAACTAATGGTGGCATTTTATAAGCTCCATCCAGCAACTAAATAACGGGTCGAGATTTTTGACATACCTTTAGCTGTTATACAAATCACAAAATCGTCCATTTTTACGCCTGTTATTTCGCCAATCATCGGCACATCTACCACGCAAGGGTCGCCATCTTTAAGGTCTAACGTGGGATTCTCAAAAACATTGTTCAACGCGTCAGATAGCTTTTTACTACCCCCTACTCGTTCAACAGTTTCATACGCCTCTTTTTCAGATCCATATTCATACTGCGACGCGTAATCCTTGCCAGTCATCTCTTTTATTATGAAACAAGCAAACATAAAACAATCGGCATCGCCATAATTAAACTGGCGACGCTTCCAACGGTTTAATGCAGCTTTTATATTCATCGCTCATAAGAGGGTTGATGCCGTCCGGGGCTAGAAGATCCGCCTCCCCCTCCAACAATTCCTTCAGAATCCGCAGACCCCCAACGAATTTTTGTGCCTTCAATATCTGGCATGAACTCGAAAGCCAGAGCGCCCGGAAAATCAGCCTGTAGTTGACTATCGGTATACTTACGGTTTGAGGCTTTATCGAATCTTGCTAGCTCTGATTCAGCCGTAAGTTGGATAGCATCACCGCCATCCGCCCCAACCGTAAGGTTCATTTGATCCATTACCCCAACCCACATTACAGTTGGGTCAGCAATTAACTCATCATCGGCATTTAGCACGCCCAGATAAATTGTAACGGGGTGCATATAATAATCTTCATTTAATGCGGAGCCTGAAAGAGCCGCGTCTAATCCACTCAAGGTCAGTGTTATTTTATACGGGCTGATTTCAGAACCTTCTTCAAGCGTACTTATCTCGCCTAAATCACCAACACCTAACCAATCCTGACCACCCCATGTATATGTACCAATAGAGTTGTGCGCGTAAGTTGTTCCAGATGGGAACTCTAACTTCGCAAAAGTAACCAAAGCAACATGACCGGCACTTAACGCGTCTGCAACCGCTGTAGGAAAGCCACGGCTCACGCTAGAACGTCCTCAACGGCTTCTATGGTGAAGCTGGATATTATTCCCAACTGAGTATCCCAAGAGGCTGGGCCAGCAAGCATGAATACGCCAAGAACCGGAACGGTATAATCAACAATTGTATCGTCTGCTGGTGACTTTCTGATTGGTGGCGCTATTGATATAGAAACATTGCCTGACCCATCAGAGTTAGTGTCAGCCACCACCATGTGCAATTCATTATTAAAACTAACGTAATCGCCCTCACGGAGGTAGTTGTTAACGTTCGCAGTGGCCCCGTCACAGACTAAAGTCGTACCTGACTGACTAGCCCCATTGACAACTAAATTGCCGCCACCGGCCCCTCTGAGCGTGTGTGAGTGGTCTTGTAAGGTGAACCTGTGCTGCTGTCCGTTTAACTTAACCAGAAACGCCTGCATTACCTTTCGGTCATCGCCAGATAAGTTGTTAAACTGTAATGACGCTTTCCACAGCGAACCCTTGCGCGATGCTGTCTGCACTGCGTTAGTCAAAGGTGACTGATAGGTGCGAGTATTGCTTACCAACTCAAAAGTATTGGTTGCTGGCGTAATGTTTGGAAATGCGAATGTAGCCATTAAGCGAACCTTCTTCGACGCATGAGGTCTTGAATAGTCATTATAGTCTGCTGTGAGGTTTGCGCCATTGCTGATTTAATTTTCTGATCAACATCTGCACCGCTGCCTCTGGCATCTACATTATTTATTACAGTAATGCCCGAAGCCCCACCCTTAGTGTGATCTATGATTGATTCATTGGGGTGAACCATAGCCATGCGACCGCCCTTGCCATCTAATCCGCCAGCCCTAGCGCCAAAGCCAGTAAAACCACCACCCTCAAAGCTTTGTGACTTGATTGTAGCTACGTTAGCCATACCCATAGCCAATGCAGCGCCTGCAAGCATTTGGGGTATAGGGGGAGGGAATGGGGCTGCTAGAGCGTTACTGAAAGCGGTCCTCGCATCCATTGTTGCTTGAACAATCTTGTATGCTTTCTGCATCATGAAGACTTTCTTATTGCTGGCATCGAGGGCCATCAATTGATCGCCTACACCGGCTATAGCTTTCTTTCTTTGGTCGTTCTTTAGTTTTTCTT